CTCATCACAATCAGTCTCATGCGACTTATTATACTCATCATTATTATCTGAGATTCCACACATCTCATGACAGTCTCAAGATAAGATGCTATAATAAGAGTAAGGACAGATTTTTTAACTAACCATCACACACATCAGCTAGGACGCATTTATGGCACAAGACACAGTACACGCACAAGGTCGTAGTACATATGACTTATACTTTGAGATAGATTGCGATTGCGAGGAGCTACTCGACGCTATTGGTCTAGAGTATAAACAATGCAAGGACGACGACACACAGAACGAGGTGCTTATCTCGTTAACACCAGAGGAAGCTGCTGACGTACTCGATCAGTCTGTATTGTCTATGACTAATGAACAGACTCTTGCTACAGCTGTGCTCAACCACGAGCTAGGCGAGTACACAACTAAAGCTACTATCTACACACCATCAGGAGACAGAATTACATTTCAATAATTATGCTACATCATCTAACACTAGGTCGCAACAAACCAGACGGCGGCTACGTCACGGACTTAGATTGGCAAATGTATTGTCAGGAAGTCCTTGACTCTAACTTTGACGGGTATACTATCACAGACGCAGTGGGAACATGGAAGTCTGACTTAGAAGATACCAAAATAGTTATTATTAACACTACCAACCAAGACAAGGTAGAAGATGTCGCTTGGCTATACAAGGACATGTTTGACCAAGAAGCTGTAGGTCACTACGTTACATCACCAATGGAGTTTATTTAATATGACACACAACAACCCAGCAGTTCAAGAGATTATGGAGACGTACACACCAGTAGAAGTCAAGAAGCTCATTGAATATGCTACAGAGAAGCAGTTCGTACATCATCAGAAACCAGAGGACATCATGAAGTTCTATGCTAAACATGACATGTACGTACATCACTGGTTACTAGATGACACATACGCATTTAGGATGTACATGGGATTACAAACAGCATACAACCAAGCACAGGACGGCTGCGAGGATGAGGAGACAAGGTTTGGTCTACAAACTATATTCATCAGAGACGTAGTGTACCTATTCATTGCCACAGTTGCATGGGATCTTGCTAACTCTCATGACTTGCTTGACAAGACAATCAGCGAGGTAGAGGACTATCAGTTAAGCATAGACCTTGACCATAGAAGATTACAATTACTACAAGGAGGTAAATCATAATGTTTAACACATACATAGACGACAAGGGTATGATACCAGTATTACTTGACCATGACTGGATCATATGGAAGGATACATGGACAGATTGTCCTTATCCAACATACAAAGCTTTATATAAAGCATATCAACACAATGGTAATGCTACACCATTCTTACTAGGAGAGATGACGTAATGCCACACATATACATACCAGAAGTATTCATATCTCAGGACGAGTATGACATGATACAAGACAATCAAGTACCGATTGACGCATTTGTAGCTAACAAGATACGAGAGGACGCAATGTTTGTCTACGTACAAGAAGCAGATGCAAGATACACTCGTGCACAGAACTACGAATGGAGTGACGAGCTATATGCAAGAAGAGTCTCAAATAATTTATCTGAGAATCCTAACAAAGGGTCGACAATTTGTGATATTTAGATTATAATGAGTATATGAATATCTTTGTTACCAACCGCTGCCCAATACAGTCAG